ATATATAATGTTACTTAGGTCTTCCCTGATGCCAATGGCACCATAGGTTTCCCTAGTATTTGCAGGAACTGTCATAATGCAGTCCTCCTTAGTTAAATGTCTATAAAATCCTCTAAAAGTGCAGATGCATCATCGATGCGACCTGTCCCTTGAAGACGCTTCATCTGTGCAGTACGTTGGCTTTTTGCATCCTGTTTCTTACTCGAACCCTTGCCTGATCTAATAACTTTTGGCTTATTAACAACTTTTCTCTTGCGTACATCCCCTGAATTTAGCTTGTCGTACATCATTGCTTTATGTAATACAATAAGGGATCGGTGGTCTATTAAAGACTCGATTTCTTCCCTAATAAAGCCTTGTGAACCAGCGTAATCGCGTAGGTCAGTAGCCATCTGTTGTTTCGTAGAAGATTCGCCCCACTCTGGCATTTTTTCAACCAGTTTATTGTGTTCTTCGCCAAGGGTTCTAGTCCTTAACTGCGACTCTTCTTGTTGTTGTCTTTGCCGTACTAAAGTCTGCTCTTGCTGTAATGCGCCTATACGATCCTGAGCCTCACGGTATTCATCACGTTTAGTAACATACTCTAATGGATTAGATTCTTTTAAAGATTGCCAATCCATGGTAGCAAAATGATCAAGCTCAGTCATTGAGCCTTGAAGTACAGATTGCAGCGATTCAATATACTGCTGACGCTCTGCTTGTATCTGGGCGACTTCAGAGGTGTACTGGTGTGCCAGTTTATCTAATTCGCCTCGCTGATTAGCTACATCTTGCGTCTTTTTGGTATAGTCGGATTGGCGAGAGTAGCCTTTTAGTAGTTCGTCTAAACTTACCTCGTACTCTGCCCCATCAACTCGGACAGCATACAAAGCATCTTCTTCAGACTCTTCTTCCAGCTCTTCTTCGTCTTCCTCCTCTACCTCAGGGTCCTCTAACCCTTCCTCATCTTCAGATAATTCGTCTTGAGTTTCCTCTATAGACTCTTCTTCGTCAGAAGGTTGCTCTTCCTCGCTCTCAGGTTTTTCCTCTCCGGAATCTAATAAGCCAAGAATTGCGTTACGAGCTGCGTCAATACTTTCTTCGGCAGCTATTGGGCCTTGCGGCACGGACGGGGCAGTTTGCGTATCCGCCATTTTTACTTCTCCTTATATATGTGGGTGTTGCTTTTCCATCACCTCAGCCATGTGTCCCGTTTCAACTATGGACGTTATATGAGCTTTGATTCTTTCAAGCAGTCTCAGCGCTAACCAGCAAGATTCTCGCTGGCTTACATCACTTGAACTGGTTCTAGACCAATTCAGTAATAACTCTTTCTCTAATGTGTCAAATGCTTCTACAAATAATTCGTGTTCTAATAATCTTTTTGCTTCCGCTTCCCGATTCATGTGTCTCCTATAGCTACTGGCCTATTTTGTTCGGCCTCTAGCTTTAGCTCTGCAACTTTTAGCTGCGCGTCAACTTGCGCTTCGGTAGCCTCATTTTGTACTTTCATCATTTTAACTTGTAACTCACCTTGCTTTATCTCAAGCTCTTTGAATTTTATCTGCTGTTCCATTTCCCTAGCTTGCTCTTCTGGCGACGGCGGCCTCCCTTCACCTGAAGGCTTGGTTAGGAAGTCATCAACATTCTGATACCCCATAGCCTTTACAAGCGCAGCACCTAGGTTGTACATATTCTGCTCTGTAACAATAGGTAATCCACCACTCATCGATTGAGAGGCGAACTGGATCATTTGGGATAAATGAGCCATTTGTTGATCCTTTGAGCCGTTACCAAGGGCAACAGAAACAGTACAATCCATTTTGTCGTTCCACATATCGGGACGAACGGATACCCACTCGTTTCTAAGCATTACAACACGTTCCTTATCTTGAAACTTTAGGAGCAATTCGTAGATGCGGCGCATCAAGCTCTTAACGCCTGTCTCGGCGAATTGTCTTGCTATAAGCTCTATTCGGGATTGGGCATTTGTCATAACGGCATTTACAGCCGTTGCTGTCGTATGGGAAGTTAGAGCTTTATCGTTTAGCCCTTGGGAGTTTTTAGAAACACCGGCCCTTGATTCCCGTATACTATCCATGTACTCAAGCATCTGGAATGAGTAAGGCTCTAAAGGCGGGGTAGCTAATGGCATAACCGCGTTCGGTGATTTAACCCTCACTATACCTCCGGGCCGTTGGGTTAGTAAGTCGTCAAGATTAGCTTGGCCTTCAAGGACAGCGTACCTACCAAAATTCTGGTTATACATGTTGTCCATGAGGTTTCGCATTATTGTGGATTTTATTAGCTGTAAATCCATAACAAGATCGGCAACACTTAGACCAAAAAACTTATGCGGTATTTTTATTGGCGTTATGCTAATAAATGGCTTGGAGTCAATCGCTTCGTTAGAGAAGACATAGGAGCCAATACTGCATACCTTTCGTAGTTCAGCAATCCCATCACCGTCGTAGTCTGTTTTTATGAAGGACTCATGCAACCAGTACTCTCTCAAGGCGCCTTCATGGTCTGTGGGGCTCATGTATCCAGAAGCGTAATTCCCACTACCATCGACAGAATATCGTGCGAACCTTTCGGGATCATACTCGATCTCGTCATCACCAGACGATAGGTCCCCGAAATCAAAGTCCTTATCCGGGTACATTATTTTTAAATCGGAAAATGTCTTTTTAACGCGGTGACAAACAAATCTAGCGTCTTCTATTGTCTTAGATTCCCTAGAAATAAGGAATTCGTCTGGTGGGACATTCTCTATGCGGATTCTACCGCCAATATTGTTCCTTATAATAACAACATCGTTTAAGTCGTTTTCATCGTATAGAGTATGCTCTACCACCTCAGTAGACTCATCCTGCAATAGCGCTTCTAGTTCAATACTGGATAAGTTGTGGTACTCTTCCCGCTGAGGCTCTCCGTAGTCTTCCCAAGAAACCTTTACAATACCATTCTTCTCTAGAAGGGCGTCGTGAAACCAAGAGTATAAAATTTCCCAACCGGGGTTATCCTTAGTAAAAACATAGTTTACATAGTCGGTTGCCTGCTCAGCAGCAGCAACATCCTCTGGACCGTGGGGGCTAAACTTAACCATCTCATCACCAGAAGCGAAGATACGCATCAATGATGGCTTTATCCACTCAATGGTGTCCTGAACTGTTGAATCTACAAACTGACTCCTACCCTCAACCTCATTACCGAACGGCCTAGCGTAATAGTAGTCTATTGCCTGCGCTCGTTGTTGGGATATTTCACCGCCATACCCTAAAGAGTCTACAAGCTCTGTTTTTATCCTAGATAGGAGTTCTTCGTCAGATAATGCCATAATTTCTGTATTCTACTTCGTTGGTCCAAGTGGGGTCTTCGCCAGCAATAGCGAACCGTTGTGATTGAAAGGCATATCTAGTAGCACTCAAAATGTCATCCCTAAGAGGTACGGCCTTGCCATCCCTCCTATGGTACATCCTAAACTCTTCAAACCAGTCGTGCAGTGTACTAAACACTCTAAACTTACCGCCTTCCATCTTCTGTAACATAGCCATAAGACCTTCCTCTATAGAAGAAGATCCAATCTTTTGCCCCAAAGCTGGGGGGTTTGCGAAGTGCGCTAGGAGCATGTTACAACCTAAAGTACGATACTGGTCAGCCAAACCGGGATTACCCATAGAATCTCGTCTATTGCCATCATGGGGATAAGCAATGGGGATAAAATTAGGTCTAGATCGTATAGTTTGTGCGTGTACCGATGGTGACGCTTTTGACATCCTGTAGCAATCATATACGTAAAAACACTCCTCGTCAGGGTCCATAGCGCACCAAACTAGAGCTGTAGGGTGATCCCAACCAAAATCTATAGCGGCTATTCTAGGCCAGTGTGGTGCAATGACAATAGGATCGCACATTATCTTTTCTTCCGGTACTGGGAATATCAACCCAGAACCTATGGAGGGTCTTCCGTATCTCCGCATCTCTCTTTCGTGCGGAGAGTACGCAGACAGAATCTGAGTCATAACGTCCTCAGATAAATGCCCTTCCTTACCACCGATAGTTGTTATCTTTTCTGAGCCATCGTCCCATGTAGCGTTAGT